TAAGGCAGGCTAACCCTTCGGGGCCATATTTTACATTCGTTGAAGTTGCGTATGTGCAAGCAGATATCATTGAGTCATACTCTCGTTCTGCAACTTTTTCGTCCATGTGGTCTTGCACTGCCAATTCATATTGCCTAACAGTTTTTGCCCTGTATGCATCCTTCTCGTCCTGCGTCATCTCAACAGCAGATTTAGCAAGAATCCATGCGCCATTTATTAGAGTAGGCAACGCATCGTTTACTATTTTATGCGTTCTTGGGTCATAAGCCGGGTCTTGAGCTATCGTTACAGGGTACATATCCCAACCAGCCAGCAACGTGTCTGGCGGCACTTTAGGGAATGACGTATTTGGGTTATCGCGTCTAAGGTCACCGATTGAGTAAGGGTAAGTCTCGGCAACATTATTGGGTGCTTTAACGTACATTTAATTTTCTCCTAGTCGAAGGCTATTGTTCTTGCCATATTGGCATCACTACCACCGCCTCCAAAAGCATCTGGGTCAACGGTTGTCTGTGAATTAGTTATCCAATAACTTATACCTGTTGATGAAGCGGCACTGCTGAAGGAGCCGCTATCTGCTCCTGCCATCGTAAAATTAGTCTGAGCAGTCATAGTTACCTGATCATCGTCTAAGTGCCCTACAGCTACCCATAGCTTTGTTCCAGATTGAGTGAGGCTTGGAGGGTCAGGCATACCGGCACCAGTGCCTGCTGAGTCACAAGATAAATATGAATTCACACCTCTAAATACAGCAGCAACAACACTTATGCCGTTATATCCACTAACGTAGTCCGGTGCTGGATTAGTGTCTCCAGACTGCCAAAAGCGATACAAAGTTTGATTCCTGACAGCAGCATTGTTAGCGCAAATCTCTGTAAAAGTTGCTCCTGTTCCCCAAGTCCAGCTACTATCTGCTCCATTGTCAGTAGATACGGCAAGGACAACTAAGTCTCCATCTTGAGCTATGCTTTCAATGTCCACATAGTCTGGATTGGCTGCCCAGCCATTGGTTCCTATTGGGCCAAAATAACGCGTATTTGTGCCTCCATCATCGTATGTAACAGCCCCGACAAAGGTTATCCCAGCAGCACCACCAACACCACCAGCGCCCTGTATCTTATGCCATAACATTATGTTCCATCTCCTACCAAAGCTCCGTAAAGCGTTGTGCTAACTTTCCATAAGGCCACTACGGTATATCCAGTAGTTGCTAGTGTTGGTGCGCTCCCCGCGTTATTAACCCAAGTCATTGTGGGCCAAGTCACCGTATTAGCAGTGCCATCGTCAATCATTAAGGTAATGGCTTCACCTGCTGCAAGGCTGTCGCTATAGGTTGTAGTACCTGAAAGCGTGTGTGTTTGAACAGAGCCGTTATCTGGGTCAAGTGCAGGGGAAGTGCCGGAAAGAGCAAAAACATCTTCCAGAATTGTTCCCGTCATTGTTGGAGATGTTAGTGCAGGAGAAGTACCAAAAACCAGAGCTCCAGAACCTGTTTCGTCTGATATAACTCCCGCAAGTTGGGCTGAAGTAGTGGCAGCGAATTGTGCTAATGTGCCGTCAGTCTGCGCTATATTAAGTGCTTCGTCGGCAGTAAATACTTGGGAGACAGTCTTACTCCCGGCACCCCAACTAACAGCAGAACCTGCATTAGACGAAGCCAACACAGTGCCACGAGTCAGAGTGTCGGGAGTACCAGAAGTAATTACCCCTTCGCAAACTTCCCAATCAGTACCATCAGTGACACTAAACCGTACCGTATCACCCGTAGTATTACCGCTTATAAAAGTTTGGTAGCCGGTGTTAGCCCCATCTAAACTGTAAGTGCCAGTACCAGTTGTAGTGGTAGACTCCTGTACAAAATCAGCAGTGTTAAATGCCATCTGCTTCCCCTAGTTACTAGCATATTAAGCTATACGGATAATTGCAGTGGCAGCGGCAGCGGCAGGGAAAGTAATTTGGAAATCTCCAGAACTTACAGTCTGATCTCCACTAAAACTAAGCACTGCACAAGCAGAGTTTGAATTGGTTACGTTATAAATCATAGCGCCGCAGCTAGTAAAAGACGCGCTAGACCATGTAGTGTCTCCAAAATCACAAACCGCAGTAGTGCTATCAGCTACAGGAGTAACACTGGTTAAAGTATTTCCACCAGCCGAATAGCCAGTACCGCTAGTTTCATCTGAATTACCCGTTATATCCGAATAATTAGTACTGGCTGCACCGTATGTGCCAGTGCCGGAAGCTGTTGCTTTTAACAGGGCAATCTTAAACGTATCTGCGGCGGCCGTAAAATCATGCAGCCCTTTGAGTATTTCTACTTTAAAACTAGTAGGCATAGCTGTGGTTACAGTAATAGCCATGGTTAAATCTCCAAAAGTTTAATAAGTTCTTCGTGCCCAACACTTTTTAAACGGTTTGCTACCGTAGTGTTATGGGAACGTATTGCTTGTGCTAGATAGATCAAAAGCACATCCCGTATCCTATCTTTAAAGGCTTCTGCCTGCTGTCTTATAACAGGGTCAGCGTTATCTCCGACGTAAATTATTTTTTCTAGGGCCTGTTCCGCTAGCTCCTCAATCGTAAAACCTCTATTAGAAATCGACCTAACATTTATTTGCCCGACATTTACGCCGCCAAAAACATCTAAACTCATGCGTTACCCGCCCGCATCTGTCCGCCTCTATAAGCATCCCTACGTACATCATAGGCACCGTACTTCTGCAATAGACTAAGGGCTTGCGCGTACATCTTTTCATACAGCGCAACCATATCCGGTTCACCCTTCATAAATCTAATAGCCTCTACTAGAGCACCGTTAAGCAACGCAGAATCAAATTCGTCTCCAAGCCACGTAGTACCAGCAGTCACTATGGACTCTGGATAAGTACTAAAATGCAGCTCCACTGTGTAGTTGTCGTCGGGCGTAGGACCTAAAATAAACGTATTGTTATCGAACCACCCATAGTGTTTCGGGGTACCAGTAGTTGCCGGTGTAGGGTAGGCTTCACGTATAAAGTTAACGTCTTTGTCTAACAAATAATCATAAGACCCATCTGCGTTCACCACCGCCAAAGAATACACATAAAGTATATTACTGGGCATAGTCAGATACTTGTTACCTGAAGTCGTAGTACCTGTCTGGTTTTTACGCATTGCCGGGAGGTCAACAGCAGCATATATCTTCTGCTCTGCCTGTTCCGTAAACATAGCAAGTTGGTCATCGGTGAAGCTATCTTCACATATGTCCTGAATATTGGTCTTAAGGTCGGTGTAATTCACCACCTATCTCCTATGCCATAGGTCCGCGAGACTTCAGTCCTTTTGTAGCTGCACCGCCGCCACGCATTGTAATACCGCTAGTTTTCACATCTATAGGCTGGTTACAGCACTCGCTCTTATAGACTACTGGCTGGTCGGGATATTCTACGATTTTAGGGGCTTTCTTACTAGATCGTTTCATAATTTATCACCTAAGTAATTGATATGGTTACCGTTCCTATAGACCCTAAAGCTAACGTGCCAGTAACTGGCTGGAGTCTAGCTCTACTCTGGGCATATTCATTTGAATCTGGTCTCGGGTCCCGTATAGCTTGTGGGTCCTCTACTATAAACTGCCCCAGTTTATTCTGCGGTTGGTCTGGATTCCAACACTCGGGGCAAGCCAACAAATTAGAGTTATGCCCCCGTACTACAAGCTCTTTAAGTTTACGAAGCCTGTACTGAAACCCACACACATCGCATATACCAAGTGCTCTCTGGGAAGAAGCATACTGGCGGGACATAAGTTACACCGCCCCGTAAATACGTGGAGTTAAGGATAACGTAGCTTTCTCCCTATCCTCCTGTGCGGCAAGATCAAACTGCCTCTCGTACTCGGCTTGCAACATACCTATACGGGGGGCGAGCTCCGGGTCCTTCTGCGCTATGTAATATGCTAATCCTGCTACCAAACAGGGGAGAAACCGGAAATTAACGTCGGCTGTGTTTACCCCAGTACCGGCATCTTCTATACGCCGCATTCTCCAGTACTTGAGTATGTAATAAGGACTACCACCGGTTCCCTGATCTGGCACAGGCCACACCGTTACTGAGGGGTTAGCTTGCCCTCTATCCACATACATCTGTATAGGACGGCCTTCGGATAGTTTATTAGGTATACTGGCGTAGGTAGAAACACTAATTCTACTTATATTCAAATCAGACTGGGTGGAGGCATTCCCGGCCCCGGTACGAACAACATGCTCCAACAGATCAATAGTGTCGGCAGGGAGGCTGTAAGTTGCGGTGCCTTCAACGAGGTTTACCGTCCCTTCCTCTATTGTCCACATGTTTATACCGCGATTCTGCCACTCAATAGTCAATAAATTCATAGACCTACGTGCGGTTCGTAAGTCGTACCCAGAACGCATTTCCCGCCCAGCACGTTCCCACGCTTCCTCCGCAATCTCGGTGAAGTCCATGTTAAATGTAGCTGTACCGGAAGTAGCCATTTACTTTTTCCTTTTCAAAGGTTTAACCCTTTTGGGTTTGCCCGCAGGTTGCCCCAGTTGTTTTTTCTGGGCTACGCGAGATTTCTTCTCTGCTGCAGTCATTTCACCAGCAGTTTTAGGGGTTTTACTGGAAACTCGTTTAGTCGGTCTACAGTAGGGAGTACCCCGCTTTTCCCCTTTCTGACGCCCACATTCTTTACCTGTGCGGACATCTTTCCAATCTTCTTTGAACCAGCGCTTTAAATCCGCGCCTTTCTGAGTTTTACGAACGGCCACGAGCTTTTGCCTTTCTGCATTTAGCTATAGCCCCAGAGGCGTAGGCGGAGGGGAAGACCTTATACTGCGACTTTACCTTCCGGTAGCAATCATCTTTAACCGTACCACCCTTTTTAAAGGCGATAGGCTTCATTGCCCCCATCCCCCTACAGCGCATCATACCATTCGGCCTTTTGTAAGCCCTCTACGAGCTACACCACAGCCACGAACTTTTCCTCCGTGCGCCATGCCTTTATGGGCCGAATCTGCCATTACCTCTCCATTTGGCATCTTGTGGTAACCGGGTTTTACTTCACCCCCACTTCGCATCCTTTTTGAACCACAACTAGACACTGGACCACCTCCTTTAAATTTACGGCCTCTGTCGGCCTCTACATAATCTTTACCTACACTCTGAGGAACACCGGCACGTTTAGCAAACTTTGGGTCGTTTGCCACGGCTGCCATAAAATTGTGTTGTCTCTTGCTATTACTGGGCACTACCACTTCACCTTATCAGCCCAATAAGCCGCAGACATCTTGCCTTTGGCTATGTTTTTTCCGTGACGGGCTTTGAACGACTTACGTTTGGCCTTCATACGCGCAGATTCGCCTTTCTTGGGTTTACCAGCTGTGCTAGCCCCTTGCTCTCCAAAACGTATTACTTTCTCTTTTCCACCCTCGCAAGCCTTTACGACATGGGACTTTTTAGGGTGTGAAGGGGTTCGACGTGGTTTATTACACGCCATACTTCCTTTATCAACTCTCTGAGCCATCTTCT